TTCAGGAAACTGTGTTACAATATGCACAACAAAGGTCATCAATTTATAATATTGCGAGAACTTATGGTTTGAAAGTGCCGGGTCAAAGACCGTCGGTTGCTTTAGTCGATTTCTCAATTACAGTTCCGGCTTACGGTGATAAAGAAGATTTACGTTACTGTGGTATTTTAAGACGTGGGTCTCAAGTGAACGGGGCGGGTCAAGTTTTTGAAACGGTGTACGATATTGACTTCGCATCCCCAATTAATGGTGACGGATTCCCAAATAGAATAAAAGTACCTAATTTTGATTCAAATAATAAATTGATTAATTATACAATCACTAAACGTGAGACTGTGGTTAATGGTACTACAAAAGTGTATAAAAAAACAATAACACCCAACGATGTTAAACCATTTTTTGAAATATTTTTACCTGAGAAAAATGTGTTGGGGGTAACGAGTGTTTTACTAAAAGATGGGACACAATATGCTAATGTTCCTTCAAACGGAGAATTCTTAGGGTTGGATAATAGATGGTATGAGGTTAAAGCCTTGGCTGAAGATAGAGTCTTTGTTGAGGACCCAACTAAGGTGTCTGATAACCCCGGAATTAAAGTTGGTAAGTATATGTCAACAAGTGATAAATTCATCACTGAATTCACTCCTGAAGGTTTCTTTAAAATGACATTTGGTGGTGGTAGTCAATCGGCAGACGAACAACTAAGAGAATTCGCCCGAAACGGTTATAATTTAAATCTTTATAAGTATTCAAATAACTTTGCGTTAGGTAGTACTTTAAAATCAAACTCAACATTATTCGTCCAATATAGAATAGGTGGTGGTACGTCAAGTAATTTAGGTGTGAATGTTATAACACAAATTGGTACAGTATCATTTGCAGTCAATGGACCGTCGGAATCTGTTAATACAACAGTTGTTAACTCATTAAGATGTAATAACGTAACCGCTGCGATTGGAGGTGCGGATTTCCCAACAGTTGAAGAGGTTAGAAATTTAGTATCATATAACTTCTCGGCTCAAAACAGAGCGGTAACAATTAATGATTATGATTCGTTAATTAGGACAATGCCCTCACAATTTGGAGCCCCTGCGAAAGTTGCGATAACTGAAGAAAACAATAAGATTATCATAAAAATGTTGTCATATGATGAATCAGGTAAGTTAACTGAAATTGTTTCTGACACATTAAAGAATAATGTGGCAAATTACTTATCTAACTTCCGAATGATGAATGATTATATCTCAATTCAGACTGCAAATGTTATTGATTTGGGGGTAACTATTGATGTTGTGTTAAATGGTAGTCAAAATCAAGGTTCAACAATCTCACAAATAATCAATACGGTTTCGGACTTTTTTGAGCCGGGTAATAGACAGATGGGTGAGAATGTGAATGTTTCTGAGGTTAGACGTTTATTACAATCATTGGATGGTGTTATATCATTGTCTGATATTAAAATGTTCAACAAAGTTGGGGGACAATACTCGTCATCACAAACATCACAAAGATACTCCGATAGTGCTACGAGAGAGATTGAATTGGTTGATGATACTATATTTGCGGAACCAAGTCAAACTTATCAGGTTAGATATCCGAGTAAAGATATTAATGTCAGAGTTAAGAATCTAACGACAACTAATTTTACTTGATGATTTATTTTGAATTTTAATCATTTATCTTTTAAAAATAGCAGATAAACTATTTATTATAAAAGAATAAAATGTCGAATTCATATAGAATAAGAACAACACCAGGAGTAGACAAGTCAATTAAAGTCAGAATAGACCAAGATTTCGAATACCTTGAGATTTTATCGTTAAAATTATTACAAAGTGAAGTTTATACTAGAAGATGTTCTGATTATGGTGTCATAGTTGGTCGTGTTAGTATTAATAACGGTTTTGGAGTACCTAACGCTAAAGTTTCAGTATTTATCCCATTAACAAGTGATGACGAAGTGAATAATCCGATAATTGCGGATTTATACCCATATAAAACATTATCACAAACTAACGATGAAGGTTATAGGTACAATTTGTTACCGACAGAACAATCGTACAGTAATCACGTTCCAACAGGGTCATTCTTTACAAGAAAAGATGTTTTAACCAACCCAACTAAAATTGAAATTTACGATAAGTATTTTAAATATAACGCGGTAACTAACGAAAGCGGCGATTATATGATTTTTGGAGTACCTGTAGGTTCTCAAACGATTGTAGTTAATGTCGATTTATCAGATATCGGTGATTTTTCATTATCACCTCAAGATATGGTTAGAATGGGTGCTGCAACACCTGCACAGGTCGACGGGACTAAATTCATTTCTTCAACAAATCTAAATGAATTACCTCAAATTGTTACTATTAATAGGACTTTGGAAGTTGAACCATTTTGGGGTGACGAGACATTGTGTAACTTAGGTATTACGAGAACCGACTTTGATTTATCTGCGGAAAAAAACATTAATATACAACCGACCTCAATTTTTATGGGGTCTTTAATCTCTTCACCTGATGACCAATCATTAAAACGTAAATGTAAACCAGCGTTAAAGGCGGGTTCTTTATGTTCTTTGGTAGCGGGTCCCGGTCAAATACAAGCGATTAGACAAACAATTATGACCGATGTTAATGGTCGACCGGGGTTAGAAGTTGCGAATTTGGAAGAAGGGGGTCAAGTAATTGATGATAATGGGACTTGGATGTTTGATGTTCCAATGAACTTAGATTATGTTGTCACTAATGAGTTTGGTGAACAAGTATTATCTAATGACCCTAAAAAAGGAATTCCGACTAAAGGTAAATACAGATTCAAAATCGCTTGGAGCCAATCACCTGATTTGGGTGAAAGAGTTAAACGTGCGAGTTTTTTAGTTCCTAATGTTAAAGAATATGGTTGGAAATCATCGGACGGTACTGACCCGTTAACAGGTCAAGCCGTTGCGTCAAGACAAAGTTTTGGTAATGCGGATAACCCTTGTGATTATAATAGTACAGTACCAAATACCAATAATGGTAGAGCGGCTAAAGCGTCATATGCGTTTAGTTTGGATTGGGAAGATTATGGTGAAAGAAATAGTTCTGGTGTTTTAACCCCGACGGGTCAAAATATGGTTCTTGAGGCGATTAATTGTGAGGACAGATTTTATGAGATGCAATATAACAAAGTTTATACGGTGTCTCAATTAATAAGTGAATATAGAAGGGGGGCAACAAACAATAGGATAATATCAATTAAGAATATTCTTGATGATGCTTGTGAATCAACAAATAATAAATTCCCAACAAATGACGGGATGTATCGACTTGATATCATTTTTATTTTGTTTCAGATATTAATGTTAATTGGTTATGTTATTTTATTCATTGTGGTGTTTTTATTTCACTTATTTCTTTGGATTTTATGTAAAATTATTAAACCAATCGTCGGACTATTACGGGATTTTTGGTGTTGGTTAAAAGATGTTGGGTTTTCTAATAGATTTTTTAGTTGGCACCCCTTTAGAGGTTGGGCCGGTGGAAAATGTACTGAATTATCAGCAACATATAAATCATTGGAGGATAAATGTAAGAATTCATCATTACCGTTACCTAATTTAACGTATCCTGATTGTGAGTTATGTTCTTGTGACCCTGACCAACCAAAAACAACACCTCCGGACCCGAATAACCCAATACAAGTACCAAATTCAGCAAACGCTGATATTATAATTGAGGGTTCGTACTTTGGACCTTTTAATCAGTCAACAGAGTCTAATGGTAATTTTATGCCGGTTAAGTCTCAGGATACTTTATTCATATCAGGGGTTCAAATGAAATACAGTGAGGATATCCAAGTAAAAGGTGTTCCGACTGATACTCATAGTTACGCTGAAGGTGATTGTAAGAGGACGTTTTCGAGTGATTTACCTTGGCACGAAAGATTTAACTTGTTTAATACTAAAGCGAAATATTTTAATAATACTGCGAATAATCCAGGTGGTGGCGTTAACCGTATTGCGGTTAGATTTAACTCACCAATGAATGGTAATGATTTCCCAAGTGGTAATTATGTAACACCATCAGGTAAATACCACTTGGACAATGTTATTGCGGTTTTAGTTGATGCTGACGCGGCAAGTACCTTTACTCAAGGTTCGATATTCACGACTGTTGACCCACAAAAAACAAAAGATATTAATTTAACTAATGTTTCACCAATAAATGATTTGGGTACGAATAGTATCACGGGAAAAACCATTGGTACAATATATAATGGTAATTCAAAAATAAACGAAACATTTGTTCAAGTTGATTATGCGAATCCTGATGGGACTAGTGGAAATGTTGCGGGACCAAGTTATCACCTTACGGGTGATTCGGCAAGTACTTACCATAAATTCCCAATTGATTTAGAGTATTTTCAGGTAATTCAAAGTACGAGTCTTTCTCAATATATTAAAGATGTTACCGTAAATATTGGTAATCCTAATTTACCGAATTCCTTCTTTTCTAGAGTTATTAATGCTGGATATGGTATGGTAACTACAGATTGTGTTGATTTAGGACCTTCAGGAACGTGGAGATATTATTCAGAATTACGAGGGACGGGTATGTATGGAAATACCGGTGGTAATTGTACGACATATGGGGGTAATCAATGTCTTGGATATATCAGACAGTATATTCCCGATTCTGATAATATGCAAGTTGTGTTTATGGTTAGAGGTGTTGACCCAAACTCACCAAAAACTAGAATATCATACGATTTAAGTAAATTATACGGACAATCAA